GGGCGCCGCGCGTTGGCGGTGTGGAGATCCTTCCATGCTGCTAAGCCATCCATGATTTAGGAGAGAGGAGTGCGCGCCGTGAGCCAAAAGCTTCGGTCGCTTAGTATTGCCTATGCGAAGTCTGTCATAGGTTCTACGATAACTCCTTTGCAGGCGCCGTGGTACAGTTTTGATGGTACCATGGCATCTGTGAACAATCATTGGCCCCCACCCCCCAGAACTACAGGGGATGTGGGAGGCCCGTGGGTGCAGACATATATCAAAGACGTTCGCTCAATCCTCGCGGTCGATGTGACCACTTTGGGTAAGCGAATTGTCGGAGATACTGTAATCACGGGCTGGCCCAACCTCGCGCCCACCGACACAGGTGCCTTGAAATCTGAGGCAAATGCTAGGGGGTTTGGGGCTACGGCCATCGCTAGGGTGGAACCCACCGCTGAGTATTTTAGCGGTGCTACTGCCCTTGGCGAACTTGTCAATGATGGCTTTCCTGGCGGTATCCAACTTGATCAGCTGAGAGATAGAACTAAAGCTGCCCGCTCAGCGGGCAGCGGTTATCTCTCGGCCGAGTTTGGTTGGCTCCCTATGGTTCGCGATGTCAGAACTCTGTTTCGCGCCGTTGATCGGAGCGATCAGATTATGACTAGCTACCTACAGGGGTCGGATAAACGTATCCGACGCCGCTACACCGGGCCTGAAGTTACGTCCCAGATCGCGCTCAACGGTGGATCTTTCTCTGTTGGGCCTGATTTTGGGTCTGTGCTTCCTCCGGTGTCAGGCTCCACTTCTATATCACAGTCAACTAAGCTGTGGTTTAGTGGGGCGTTCCGTTACCATATACCTGCCTCAGTTGCGAATAGTAATATCTCGCGATTTGCTTTAGAGGCAAGGAAGGTGTACGGAATGGAGATAACTCCAGAAGTTCTCTGGAACTTAGCTCCCTGGTCATGGGCCGCCGACTGGTTTGGGAACATTGGCGATGTTATGCATAACGTCAGTGCTCTTGGCCGCGACGGATTGGTGATGGAGTACGGCTATGTCATGAACGAGCGCAAGACCGATGCTAGCTATGTTTGTCGTAGCCGGCTAGGTACCTACACTCGTGATGTGACGACGGTGGATCGTCGCCGTTGGGCCGCCATTTCACCATATGGCTTCAGCGTAAGCTGGGACGGGTTAACCCCGAAACAGCTTGCCGTAGTTACAGCTCTGGGCCTCACTCGAGGTCCAAGGTAAGAGTTGTGGCTATCTGGTTGCTGCCCACATGGGTAGTGATTTTCGATCCACGTGGACGGGCTAACCACCCGTTCTCCCTGAAAGAGAGAAGCCTCATGGCTTTCAATGACCCTCAAGTTGTGACGTTCAACGCGGTAGCAACTTCGCTTTTCCGCACCGGGTTCGGGGTACACTCTGGTGAGTTTACCAAGGACGACGGATTGTTGAAGCTCAGTGTGTCTCATTCCTTTGGGAAGAAGACGCGCCGGCTGATTCAGTTGGACCACTCCAAGATCGCTGCAGATCCTCTGCAGGCTTCCGTCAACGTGCGCCTAGGCGCTCGTGCTTACATGGTGGTGGAAACACCACCGTATGGGTACAACGTTGCGGAATCTAAGCAGATTGTGGATGCCCTCACAGGCTACCTTTCTGCTTCGACTGGAGCTCGTGCCACCCAGTGGTTGGGTGGAGAAATCTAGGGCCGACAGGCCCTGGACACGACACAAGCCAGTACTTCTGGTTGAGGGATGAGGCTAGGGATTACTAACCCCCGAAAGGGACAGTATGAAAAGCCTGAAAACTCTCTGGAAGGAGCTAGCGGATGAATCCGCTGGCTATTGCCGCACTAGCGCTGCTCGCGACTATAAAACAGTCAGCGAGCGAATCGAACACAGAGGTCAAGCATTCCTTACGCTTGACTTACCTGGCTTCGGCAAAGATTTCGATCGATGCCTAGAGCTAGGGAGAATTGATCCCAGTGCCTTTAAAAAGTTTCACAAAAGGCAAGGTCGTCCCGTGTTTCTGCGGGGGTTCCTGGATCAAGTGTTCGATGATAGTGGTGTTCTGCTCGGCGAACCTTCGATAGAAGCCATCCGCTCGATACGCTTGTTAACTTATGCGTTCGAGAAGATCAACCTCCCATGCGCCAACTGGCGTGTGGAGGCGGCCCTACGACAATACGTCGAGACTGATGGAGAAGTTAGGAGTTCGAGCTATGGCAAATCTACGCGGCTCCGCGAGGAGTTTTGTAGAATGGCTCTACTCCTGGTTGGTGATGTTGCTGCTATTGTGGACCATCTGGTTTACGATGGAGCTGTTGCTGGCCAGCATGGGCCTGGTGCTACCGCTGATAAACTCGAGGGAAACCTTAAGTGGACTCAGCGAGAGTGGCCGGCCCGTCTTGAGTACGTGTTCCCTTATGGGGATCATGTACTTCCAAGTCAGAGTGGTTTATTCTACTCTGACCTCCAAGACGCTGACTTCCTCCAGCCCGAGGACGAGAGACCTGTAAGGGTCATAACCGTCCCGAAGACGCTGAAGGGCCCTCGGATCATTGCGATCGAGCCTACCTGCAATCAGTATATGCAGCAGGGTATCGGTCGTGAGATTTCGAGGTTGCTTGAGACGGAAGACCTTAGCCCGTATGGGTGGGGTCGTAACACCGTCTTCGGCATGATCGGCTTTACGGATCAGCTCCCTAATCAGGAGATGGCCCGAATTGGCTCGGCAGGTGGTGGTTTAGCTACCATTGATCTGTCCGAGGCTTCCGATCGCGTTTCAGTCGAGCATGTAGAGGATCTGTTCCGGTATTTCCCTTCTCTTCTGGAGGGCGTACTGAGCGTCAGGTCTTCCAAGGCCGATGTACGAGGCCATGGGGTCATTCCTTTGGCTAAGTATGCGTCTATGGGTTCTGCGCTCACGTTTCCCCTGGAGGCGATGGTGTTTCTTACTGCCGCCTTCCTTGGGATTCAAGATGCGCATGGACAACCACTAACGCGCAAGGACATTATGTCCTACGCGTCGCGCGTCAGGGTTTATGGGGATGATATTATCGTCCCCGTCGACTCGGTGCATCATGTGATCGACCGCCTGGAGGCAATGGGACTCCGAGTGAATGGCGGGAAGTCTTTCTGGACTGGTAAGTTCAGAGAGTCATGCGGTGGTGACTTTTACGATGGCGAATGGGTAACTCCTGTTCGCGTACGTGAGGTCCTGCCTCGATCGCGTGCTGACGTACCAGAGTTGGTGTCGGCAGTTTCGCTCAGAAACCAGTTGTACTTCGCTGGATACTGGAAAACTGTCGCGTGGATGGACAAGTGGCTAGCTGAAATGCTACGTCACTACCCTACTGTCCATTCCTCATCAGCGCTATTGGGTCGCCACACCGTTCTTCCCCCAGAGGGGGAGCGGCTAAGCGTAGCGACACACAGCCCGGTTTCTAAGGGTTGGGTCGTTAGTTCCTTGCCTCCTGATTCTGTTGTTGGGGGGTTTGGCGCACTCAGAAAATGTCTGAGTCCGGGGCGGCGAGAGCCGTTTCATGACGAAAGACACCTGGAACGTCAGGGACGTCCGGATGCCGTCGGCATAAAGCT